AACGTGAGGCTGCTGCACAAGCGGCGGCCTCCGCTCCTAAAAAGCCGACCAAAAAGACTTCTACTGTGACGCCCGATGGCCGTAACAATCGACGCAACAGCGGGCGGAGCAGACGCCAACAGCTACATAACCCTGGCTCAAGCTGACGCCTACGTCGAGGCGATGATTGAAAGCACGGATGTCAGCAAGTGGGACACCGGCACTGACGACACTCGCAATCGGGCCCTTGCTGCGGCTGCACAACGCCTAGACCGCGAGCGATTCCTGGGCGCACGCGCCACAGATACACAAGCACTGCAGTGGCCTCGTACAGGCGTTCGCAAGCCAGACACCTACGTGAACACCTACGCAACGGGCTTTCCATTCCGTATCTCTGACGATTACTTCACCGACGAAGAGATCCCGGATCAAGTAAAGCGGGCGCAGATTGAGCTTGCCGTGTACCTGAAGAACAACACGGACGGCATCAGCCTAAGCGGTCTGAACGATTTCAAGAACGTGAAGATCGGCAGCCTTGATGTCACGCCTGACAAGACAGGTGCTGTCGGTGCAGATCACGTTCCGCCGATGTTTGAAAGGTACTTGACGGGTCTTAGAATTAGCGGACCAGGCAACATCGCTATCAAACGGAGCTGACCATGTACGCAGATCTCTCAGGCGGCTTCGAGTTTGTTTCTGACACTGCTGCTCACACCGGCAGGTTCAGCAAGATTTATTTCAAGGAAGACACGGTGATTGATGCGATCACTGTGCAGAACGCAACCGGCAACACCCTTGCTGGTGAGACGTTTGTGGCTGACACCTACATCTGCGGAATCATTACAAGCATCACGCTGACCAGCGGTGCTTGCCTTGCCTATCGCCTCTGATGGCACTTGCTGATTCGCTGGCAAGGGTTGCAAGCAATGTGCTGAAGCAGTTCGGCGGTGATGTGACCGTGCGGATCGTTGCTGCCGGTGCATATGACACCTCAGACGGCACGATCGCTGAAACCGAAACTGACACCACGGTGCCGGGCATCCTTGAGGATGTGAACCTGCGCGAGGTGAACGAGCTGGTACAGGCTGGGGACAAGCGTCTAACGGTTGCCGCTGATGACCTTGCCACCGCGCCTGAGACTAAGGATCGCGTCGTTATCAGCAGCGTTGTTCATCAGATCATCCGTGTGGAAACAACGGAACAGGACGGCACTGCGATCATTCATGAGCTGATCCTGAGGGCGTAATCGTGAAGATTGACTTTGGCGACTTTGTAGAAGAGGTGGCCGAGGCTGTTGTCACAGAGGCCACGATCGACCTGCATTCAAAGCTGAAGTTGTATGAGGCAGCATCACGAGGCGGCTTGGGCACACCTGTTGATACGGGCGTGTTGATTGGCAACTGGCAGATGACTATGGACAACTCAAGGCAGGGTCGCGTATTCAACAACACGGTGTACGCAGAGCCGGTGATCACGGGCGAAAACCTGCCGCCATCTTGGGGCGGGCAATACAGGACACGACAGGGAACTCAGAAGAACTACCACGAATCAATCCTTGAGGAAGTCGCCGACAAAGACATGCCTAAGATTGTCAGTAGGGCCGTCCGGAGGCTTGGCTAATGGCCGCTGCTGACCTCAACGCAATCCGCGCAACAATTGAGGGCAGGCTTGCCACCGAACTTGCAGGCAGCCCCGCTTTGCCTGTGGTGTTCAACAACATGCCTTACGAGCCAACGCCTAACAGCTCTTGGGTGCAATGCTTGACGGCTTTTGGGGCCAATGAATATCTGGGCCACGGCCTGACAACCAGTGGCTACAACCGGATTGCTGGCCTCACATTGATCAACATTTTCACGCCCAAAGGCGTTGGCCCTGGGGCCAACCTTGTCATTGGTAAACGCATACGAGATTTGTATAATCGAATCATCGTGTCGGGGGTTTTCTTCGACGCTGCAAATGGCCCAGAGGCCTTGGGTTCACCAAGTCCCGAGGGTTACTTTCAAACCCAGGTCCGTGTGGCCTTTGAATTTATCGAGGAACTCTGACCATGGCCATCATCCGTGGAGAACAAGGCTCAGTTGAGTTTGAGACTGGCGGCGGCACTCTTGCCACTGTCGTCGGCACACGCAGCTGGAGCCTGAGCATCACCAAGGAAACGCTGGACGTCACCGATCATGGCGACACGTTCAGGAATTTTGTCGGTGGCCTTATCTCTGGCTCTGGAACGGTTGAGATTGTCTACGACCCTGACGCAACCAACCAGCCTGAGATCATCGAAGACGTAATCAAGACAGCAGATGCGGTAGATGCCACCTTCGAGCTTTTCACAACAGGCAATACAAATGGCACCGATTCAGTATCTTTTGCGGGCATCATCACTGACATGGAAATCACTTCAACTGTTGGTGAACTTGTTGTGGCGACCTGCAATTTCATCACCTCCGGCACTATCACTTCCAACCTTGAGTGATGAGGCTATAGTTTAGGCGACAAATGTGTCGCTTAAATGCCTGCTGGAAATCGCACAGTTGACTTGCTGGTTGGGGCGTTTGACCTCAACCAGCGTCGCAAGTTTGAGCTGAAGAACGCAGACGGCAAAAAGGTCATTGACCTGTATTTCAAGCCAATCACCCGCGCCGACCGCAAGAGAGCACAACAGCTGGCCGGCACTGATGAGGCTTTGGACATCAGCACCAATATGCTTTGTCAGATTGCAGAGCTTGAGGATGGCACTAAGGCTTTTGCTGCTGCGGATGCAACCAAGCTGCAGCGCCAGCTGCCTGAGTCTGTACTGAATGAGATCGAGCTGTTCTTGTTCGGGCTTGGGGATGACGCTGATCTTGAAGACGCAAAAAACGACTGAAGCAGGACAAGTGGACGTTCTTTGAGTTCCACTTGGCCTGCGAATTAGGCATGACAGTCAGCAGGCTTCGCACGGAACTGACTGATGCGGAGCTTGTCCATTTTGCTGCGTACTACGAACTGAAGTCGGACATGGAAGAGCAAGCGATGCAGCGCGCAAAGCAAAGGCGGCGGTAGTATTGACTTATTGCTGAGCAGCCGTGGCAAAGGACGTAACCCTGCTGATCAAGCTGAACGATCAGGCCAGTGGCAAGATCGGCAAGATTACGAACAGTACGAAGCGACTGGAGCAAGCTGCAAAAGGAGCGCAGAACAGCATCCGTCGTACAAACAGTGCGATTAGGAATACAGGTAGAGCTGCCGATACTGCGTCAAAAGGGGTCAACAGGCTTGGCAAGGCTGTAAAAAGTCTTGCCCTTGGTTTTGGAATCTTTCAGACCGGTAAGTTTGTCATCTTCAAAACAGCAGAACTGCAACGCCAAACGAGAAGCCTTGAGGTACTCACAGGTTCTCTTGATACTGCCAAAGGCATCATCAGTGAACTGCAGGCTTTCGGTGCAGTTACACCTTTCACAAGTGCTGAGCTAATTGAAACAGCAAAACGGCTAAAGGCATTTGGGGTTGAAACTGAAGCCGTTACTGATGTCACGAAAAGGCTCGCTGATGTTGCTGGCGCGACTGGTGCCGACCTTGGCGGCATTGCTACGGCTTTTGGTCAGATTCAGGCCAAGGGCAGGTTGCAGGGTGAGGAGCTGCTGCAGCTTCAAGAGCGTGGTGTCAACTTGCAAGAGCAACTGAGAAGCCAATACGGCTTAACAGCAGACGAGTTCCAAAAGGCCTTAGAGCAGGGTCGGTTCGGTGCTGATGCGGTCAGGTTTGCTTTGGTAGAGCTAACCGAAGAAGGCGGTAAATATGCAGATGGTGCGATTGCTCAGTCCGACACGCTGGCCGGTAAATTCAGCACGCTGCTTGACAACGTAGGGAAGCTGGCGACCAAGATTGGTGACACACTGCAGCCAATCCTTGATTTTGTTCTTGATACATCAATCGCAATCGTTGATGCCATCAACAAGGCATTGGCTGGGCCTGATTACGCCACAGCAACAGCACGCCTGAAAACTGTTGCTGAAGAAATCAAAGAAACGCAAACCAATATCAAAAACATTGAGGCAGCAGGAATAACCCTCACAACACCTGGCCTGCCGATTCGTGGCATTGACGGCCAAGTCCTGCCTCAAACAACCGTCTCACCGCTTGCAACTGAACAAGGGATCCTCGCCCGGCTGCAGGGTGAGAGAACATTCCTTGAAGGCCGGATCAAGGAACTGGAAAAAGGGTTCATGACAGTTGATGAGCCCACAGCAAGGCCGACAAAGCCGCCAGCGCTAAGAGATCCACGCAGTGGCGGCAGCAAAGGCAGCACCCCAACTGATCCGTTAGCAAGCCTTAAGGGGCAGGTCAAACAGCTTGAGTTGAGGAATGCTTTGGCTGCCGCTGGCACTGAAGAGGAAAGGGCTCAAGCGCAGCTGTTGTTCGACATTGGGGAACTGACTGCAATCAGAACTGAGGACAATGCAACGCTGGTTGATCAAGCAATCAAATTGACCGGCAAGCTGGCTTTTCAGAATCAGCAAAACCGTGAAGCCAAGCGCTTAGAAGAGGAAAGGGCAAGGCAGGCCAAAGTTCTTAACGACCTGTACGAACAGGTTGGCAACACAATCAGCACAGCAATC